ACTGCTCGCTGAATGTGCTTTTGAACACGTACCTTAAGAGCACGGTTCACGTTGCCACTAGCAACAGTGATGCCAATGTACTGCTCGCCAGTGATGGTGTTTTCCAAGCAGTAAACTGCATGGGTACTGTCACTACGCCGCTTGCGCTTTTTTGGGGGAGTTGTGGTGTCCATGTAGTAATTATAGCACCACTCCAAATGGGCGTCAACCAAATCACAGGTGTTGTATTGCTACAACACTTGGCGTTTAGTGTAGGGTTACGCTGGCTAGACTTTCAGGATCGTCTACACCCATTAGGTGTAAGACTTCTTTGATCTTAGCCGGCATGTAGCCCGAATAGTCTTCAGGAAAAAACACTGTTTTTAATTCCCCTGAACTGTCAATAATAAACCCAAAGTCGGTATCAGTTATTTCTTTTTCGTAAATATCACTCACGTTTTCTTCAAAACTTGTCATAATACCGACTCCTTATAGTTGTGTTACATTAGTATTTAACTTAAACTTTGACCGAAGATCTATTACCTTGATTTGATTTCTTTTCTTTAGGCCGAGAATAAAAAGTATGGTTATCAATTCTACCAGTTTTATTTAAGTTCTTCCAATTTGGCTTAACTGACTGATTATGAAAGTATGTAGCTCCTGAAGTAATGTCAAATGCTGTGTTTGTCATTAGATAAGTTGCTATATTCCAACTATCACGCCATTGTTGATTGTTGCGTGTTTTTAACGCAGGTTCACAACGCCAACTAAATTGGCAACTGCCGCCAACTCGTTGATTGACTACGCCACAAACGGTATGTGCAAAACGACCACTGCGTACTCGGTTTAGTGTAACTAACCCCACAGCCATTTTGCCTGCTAGTGTTTCCCCAGCAGCTTCGTGATAAATGTTTTCAGCTAAACAAGTCAGCTCGCGCTGATCAACAACGCGAGCTGTAGTTTTTCCATCATCAGCAATGTAACGCACTTCTCGATATTGCTCAGCAAATTCCTTTGCTGTTCGTTCTGCCCGTTGTTCGTGATAATAATTAATTCCATAACACAACGAGCCGGTTAGCATCGCCCATAAAGATAATACAATAATTTTCTTCAAAATTATGCTCCAGTTATGATACCCCCTCGTGTAACTGGCTCAATTTCGGTAGTGGTTAAAATATAGTGGTCGGCTAATTCCTTAACCACCGAGGCATGCATCATAACACACGATCGTTGTAGATCCACAGCAACATCTACGTCCATGCCCAACATGGCCTGAACGAGACCGATCCCTTTTGCACTCGGTACCATAATGAGTGGTTTGGAAATGGTCCAAGAGTCGCTGTTGATTTCCAGCACTCGAGCTAAGATTTCATCGCCGTTAACTAATTTAAAACTGACAATGTCGCCCTCGGCGTAATCTTTTTTGAGTAACATGATATTTAACCCTATTAAAGTGACTATTATACTAGCATATCAATTGCTTGTCAATAGGCTTCTGCGTAGTGTCCTACCATGGCATTTTTACTGTAGCCCACAGTGTTGGTCTCGAAGAAGTTTTCAATAGTGTTGCTGCTGGTCAACCAGTCCAGCCACTCAAAAGGATTTTCAACATCGAACTGTGTTTTGAAGCCTAACTGTGTCATGCGATAATCGCACACTGCACGAATGTACTGTTTGACTTCGGCTTTAGTGATTCCCTGTACGCCACCCATCTCAAACGCACGATCAATAAACTTGTCTTCCAGTTCAACTACTCGTGCTGCTGTGAGATAAATTTCACTCTTAAATTCATTGTTGACCACACGTGGATGTTCGGCTAGAAACTTTCTAAACAGTAATGCAATGCCCTGTACGTGTACGCTTTCATCACGAATGCTCCACAAGTTGATGTCGCTCATGCCGGCCATTTTGCCAAAACGTTGGAAGTTTAGCAGCATGGCAAAACTGGCAAACAAGCACACACCTTCAATTAGTACCTGCTTGGCCAAGCTGATGCCAATGTCTCTGTAGCTGCGATTGCTCATGTCCATCATGTACTCGTACTTTTCCTTCATGTCCTCGTACTCAAGGAACTCTTGGTAAAAGTTATCCCCAAAGCCTAAGGTGTCACTGAGCAGTGCATAAGCACGTTGATGTACACCCTCACGTCCAGCAAAGCTGCCTAGCATGTTGCGTACTTCATTGTTTTTAAACACCGGGATCAAGTTGTCGTAGTAGTCACTGCCCACTGCTACGTCGCTTTGAACAAACAAGCGTAGAATACTGTTGATAAAGTATTTTTCTTGTTCGGTAATTTTGCCAGTCTTCCACTGTTCTACGTCCTCTTGCAGCTTGGCTTCGCCCTCGTGCCAGTGTAGTTCTTCGTGTAAGCGTGTGACCTCTACAAACTCAGGGTACGCCGGTACATAACTTTTACTTGTTTCTAATAATGACATAATTTTTCCTTTTTAACCTTCACAAGCAACACAAGTTTCACTCTCTGTGGCTTCCTTCCAATCTTCCAGTTTGACTCTCTGCATTTCTTTAACGGTATCGGCAGCTATTTTAGCACCTGTTTTAAAGTAGTACAAGCTCTTTAGCGTAGGGCTACGCAGGGCTTTCAAATGTACGCTGTTAATATAAGCACGATCTGAACCTGGTAGAAAAAACAAGTTTAGGCTTTGGCTTTGGCAAATGTACTGCTGTCGTGCTTCAGCGTGTTCTACTAACCAGTGCTGATCAATTTCCCATGCAGTTTTGAACACTTCCTTTTCTTTGGCGGTTAATTCATTCAAATGCTGTACAGAACCGTTGTTTTTTTCGATGTTTTTCCAAGTTTCCGGCGTATTTGTGCCGTACTTTTCCAGCACTGGTTCCAAGTAGCGGTTACGTACTTGAAAGATGCCGTTGCGTGTTTTTTGTGTATAAGCATTGCTAGCCATGGGCTCAATACTGGGTGTGGTGTTACACAAGATAGAACTGTTGGCATTGGGTGCAATAGCAAAAAGATGGCTGTTACGGCGGCCTGTGCCCACCATGTCGGGTGATTCTCCACGCTCCACTGCCAGCTTTTCACTAGCCAGCATAGCTTCTTTTTGCATACCGGAAAAGATCTTGTGGTTCCATTGTGTAGCACTGTCAAAACCACCGCCCTCAAAAGGGACGTTTTTGCTCATTAAAAAGTTATGCCAGCCCATGGCGCCAATGCCAATGGCACGTTCGCGTTCAGCACTGAAGCGTGTCTTGTGCAATTCCTCAGGACTCCAATCAATGAACCACTGAATAACATTGTCTAAGAAACGAGTAAGTTGTGCGACCAGTCCAGTATCCTTCCATTCCTCATAACGTTCCAGGTTCACACTGCTGAGGCAACACACAGCGGTCCGCTCGGCGCTGGTGGGCAGTGAAATTTCACTGCAGAGGTTGCTGCCACGATTGACTAGCCCCAGTTCACGCTGTGCGACAGGCAGTGCAGCATTGGCATTGTCCTTGAGCCAAATATAAGGTTCACCAGTTAGTTCACGTGTTTCCAATATGGTTTCCCATAGCTCACGTGCAGGTACAGCATCGCGTACTTCGCCACTGTGTGGACATTTTAGTTCAAATAGTGCGCCGGCGTTGACTGCGTCAACAAACTCTTGTGTGATGTTGACTGCATTGTGCACCCCTTTGCGATTGGTAATCTTGCGAGCTGTATCGCCACCTGACGGTGTACGCATTTTAATAAATTCTAAGATGTCGGGATGGTCGATGTCCATGTACACAGCACAACTGCCACGACGAGTCTTGCCTTGGCGATAGTAGCCCATGATCCCGTCAATGGTCTTGATATAAGGAATAGGGCCAGGTGCTTTTTCGCTTACTGCACGAATACCGTTGTGTAGGGCTGTACCACCGCCAGCAACACTCAGCAATGCTAGTTCGCTGCTGCTGGAGATTTGTCCAGAGATAGTGTCCTCAACATAACCCAAAAAGCAACTGATAGGCAATGCTTTGGGCTTTGTCCCTAGCCATGCAAGCCGACGTGCTTCACCATTGCCCGACGCCCAAAATTCAGGGTCGGTGTAATCGACTGCAGGATCCCATTCCCCATCGGGCGCATTGCTTAGAATTGGGCTAGAATAGAAAAAATGATGTTGGCTTGCTGCATCGTAAATGAATTGTGCTAGTCCTTTGTCACCGTAACTGAATGCCGTCGCTGCCCGTGCTATTGCTCGCTGTACCCCTTCTTTACCATCCGAATAATATTTGTTTACTAAGTCAAGTCCTTGTTCAGAAAATAGTCTATCCCGTGTTACGTCAA